AGCATCACAGCATCGTCCAGTGTGCGCCTGGTGGTGCCATCATCGCTGGGGCAGAGTCCAAGCCGCTTTCCCCTAGGCTAGGCGACAAGCCCTGCCTCCAGCCGCGTCCAGTTGACCGTACAGCCACGAACGGCACACGCATAGGGCAGATGGGCCAGATTATCCGACAGGCCGTAGAACGGGCAGAGAAGGCCACGGACGCCAATGGGCTGGTCGTTGGCGCTTTGTTCGCCCCAGATGACGCCAATCTGGGTCAGGTGCTGCTCCAAACGGTCTACCTGTCCATCAGCATCCTCCGGCGCACCCTGCCGCTGACCGAGCCGCAGGCGTTCACCATGCTCAGGGACGCCATCCTGAATAGCTTCCGTTCCTTGCAGTATTGGGCAGACCATGGATCTTGAGCAGCGCCTATGGCCTGATTGGACGCCAGCCAAGCGTCTTGCCCATTGCTACGCGCTCCGGTGCATGGGACATCGCTTCCGCAAGTTTGGCTTTGAGCCGTCTGTGAATCTGCTGGATCCAAAGAGCCTGCTGGTCTTCGGGTTGTGCGTCCATGAACCCATGGCGTCAGCCTGTATCCGCCGCGCTATCGCTTGCGATCCCACGCTGAGCGATACTATTGAGTCACCCATATGTCCAGCATAGTCTACCATCGCAAGTCCACTACGCTTCGTGATGCGTTCATTGTGCAGGATGGCACTGGGGCGTTCGTCACTGGGCTTAGTAACGCCAGCTTTACCAAGCGGTTGTCTAAGGATGGAACAGGTAACCAGTCGGTGACGGGCATCACGGTGACTGAGGTTGATGCCGTCAACAATCCCGGCGAGTACGAGGTGGAGGTTGCATCCAGCGCATTCGTGGCCGTAAACGGCACCTATACCCTGCAATGCGTGCGGACGGCATCCCCGCTCGATACATTTGAGCAGATCTACATTGTCAACGACACTGGCGCTGCGGGCAGCACCCCGTCAAGCTTCACTGCTACGGCGTCTGATGGCCGTGTGACGGATGGTGCGGCTCCAATCGCTAGCGCCACGGTCTACATCACGCTCGGATCGACCTTCATCACGCAGACAACTACTGACGCCAGTGGCCTATGGGGACCAGTCTACCTGTCAGACGGCACCTTCACTGTCCGCGCACAGAAGAACGGATATACGCAGTCCTCGGCCACGATCACGGTCAGTGGTGGGACTGTCACCGGCCCCGGCGCTGATATAGCCCTTACCGCGGGCAGCACCACCAACCCCATGTCTGCCGCCCAGTTGTGGGCTTACATCCGTCGCCAGTTTGTTGATTCAGTTGGCAGCAAGGCCGACACGATCATCAAGAGTGTGGCCAATGATGCGCTGGATATGGTGTCCAGTGAGCGTCTATGGCCGCACTTGCTACGCCGGGCGATGCTGAGCCTGCATGGTCCGTACTCCACTGGCACCATCACGATCACCAATGGCAGCGCCAGCGTGGAACTGGTGGGCGGCACATGGCCTTCGTGGGCTGCGAGCGGCAAGCTGTTCGTCCAGAACCAGATCGTTGATGTCTACACGCGCACCGATGACGACACGCTGGCCATGGCTGATGTCTGGGGTGCCACGACCATCAGCGCGGCTAGTTACATCCTGTACCAGAACGAGTACGATCTCCCCGACGATCTCTGGCGCTTCCACAAGAACCTGCCGGGGCAGCGTTGGGGCTGGGGCGCTACGCCTGGCTCGCTGGCTGATGTCATGGAGGCCGAGAACGCAGCGGTCTACTCGCAGCGGTTTGCCGATGTGTTCTGCGTGGCCAATGGCTCATTCATCTGCTGGCCGTACCCGCAGAGCGACGAGATGCTGAACTACACCTACTTTGCCCGCCCGGCGCGGTTGGTCAATGACACTGATATTGCCGACTGGGATCCGGTGCATCTGGAAGTCCTGAAGCGTGCGATGGACTACCAGTTGGCGCGGCAGGTTGGCAAGTCGATGGCTGGAGACGCTGGCACGACAATGCAGGCGTACAAGGAAGCCCTGTCGCGCTTGGCCGTACAGGACAAGTCGGCTACGGATGTTCCGGCTGTTGGCATGAATCTGTCCATTGGTCGTGACTCGCCGCGCTGGAAGCGGGTGACCTGATATGGCCTGGAATGGCTATCGGGATGACGAGACGGATGTAGGTGATGGCTGGGAAGCTATCGAGAACTGTTCTCTATACATCCGTGGTGAATGCCGCCGTCGCTTGGGCTTTGGCGCAAAGATCGACTTGGCTGCCATCGGTTGGTCTGCCGCTGAGATGGGTGCGTATGCCGTCATCGCTACGGCGGCTGGGGCAATCAAGTCGGCGCACCAGACCACGGGGACGGTAACATCTCTGGAGACTGGACTGACAGCCACGCAGCGTGCCACCTTTGCGTCAATGAGCGGGCGTCTGTACTACACGAACGGCACGGAAACCAAGGCTATTGACAGCGGAATCTCTACGGCACGCGCTATCGGCATCGTTGCGCCGACCGTTGCCCCAACTGCCACCGGCACTGGATCTGGCAGCGTAGGCACCGGCCTGCACCTGATCCGCTACCGCTACTACGACAGCGTTCGTAACCGCTATAGCAATCCCAGCGATGTTGTCTCCGTGACCACCACGGCTGGGCAGACCATTGATGTTACCTACACTGCCAGTGGTGACGCAAATGTCACCAGCATCATCATTGAGATGACGCCTGTTGGCGCTGAGACATACTACCGTGCCAAGACCATCTCCAACGCTGGATCCACTGCCAATGTCAACATCAGTGACGCCAACCTCATTGTGCAAATAGCTGCTAGTCGGGACGGTGAGTTTGGCCACGACCAGCCACCGGCAACCTACGATATCATCTGCGAGCATCGGCAGCGCCTCTGGTTGTGGGACATTACCACTGGAACCCTGGCGTGGAGCCGCGCCCTGTTCCCTGAGTCGTGGGATCAGACCAACTACGCCCGTGCTATCACGCTGGATGCTGGCGATACGCCAACAGCACTGGCATCGTTCTACACCGATATGTACCTATTCGGTACCCGCAGCATGCGGCGACTCATCTACTCCAGCGACCCTGCCGCAGCCATGGTCAGCGACATTCCCGGTAACTTTGGGTGCTTCAATCCACGGTGTGTGATCAAGATTGACGGTGGCGTGCTGGTCGGCTGGGGCCGTAACGGCATGTGGATGATCGACGCCATGCAGCCCAAGAAGATCAGCCGCCGGGTGGATACCACGCTGGAATCGCTGATGGACGCCTCGGCTACCGCAGCGCAGTTCATCGTCTATGAGCCAGAGCGCCGTGAAGTGCTGTTCTTCTTTCCACTGACCGGCGCAACCTACTGCAAGCGTGCGCTCTGCTGGTCGCTGGACACGCAGGAATGGACGTTGTACTCGTACCGCCAGCCCATCTCGTTTTGCGTTCTGAACACGGCGTACACTGACCGGCAGCGCCTGATGATTGGCGACTCCAATAACTACCTGTGGCGTGTTGGAACTGCCGCCAATGATGGTGGTGGCGCTGGCGTAGTGACGGTTACCAGCGGAAGCACAACCTCTGTCATCAATGGAACGAATACCGCCGTTGTTGGGCAGACGCTCTATGTCCCGTCCACTGGTGAGGAACGCCTGATAACCGTGGCGACGGCCAGCGAGATCACGGTTGGCGTTGCGCTGGCGAACGCGCCGACTGTTGGCATGGAGGTCTATGTCGGCAGTATCCGGCAGCGAATTATGACCGACTGGATCCCCGGCGAGGGAATGAACTTCGCCAAGCGGCCCGACAAGTTTCTTATGGCGATCCGCCCCGATGACGACATGGGCGACGGACAGGTCAACTTCTATCAAGACTTCAGCGCAACGGCTGTACCGGCTACGGCATTTGCCGCTGACGAGTTCCCTGAAGGTGTCTCGGTAGCCGCGAACATCATCTCCATTGACTTTGACGCTGGAGCTACGGACGGTTTTATCCCAGTCCCGACGCCAGGCGACTGGAAGCGTGTGATCCGCGCCGAGGTCATTGCAGATACCCCGCTGGACGGCGTGCGCTTCCTTGACGCCTTGTTCCGCGACAACAACACGAAGCCGTCTGAGGAAACCTAATGCCTATCTCAACGAACGCCCCGTTCAATGAGTTTGGGCAGTCGATGATCCTGCGGGACATTGAGCAGTTATGGCTTGCCCTGAATGGCGCTGGCACGGGCGGTCCCGGCGAAGGGCAGACGCAGGACCAGTCCGTTGGCGTATCGCAGGAAACTGGTGACTCCGCTGGGCTTACAGACCTGAGTGGGCTAGCCACGACTGACTACGTTGACGCTGCGTTGGCATCTATTTTGTCTGGCTTAGCTGGTAGCGTTACTGGAATACCACGCAGAACAGCAATGTCCACAGCGGCTGGATCGGGAACATTTACGCCACCATCTAATACCACATACTATATATGCATAGCAATAGCGGCCGGCGCTGGGTCGTGTTCGTCAAGCACCCCAGATTTCTACGTAGCCGCTTCTTCTGGTGGGTCTGCGTCAACGGCGCATACAGTTTCAGGACCTCGCTGGGGTGGTGGTGGGTCCGCTGTTGTTTCATTGATCGCTGGAGTCCCGGTAAGCTATTCCATTGGCGCAGGCGGTGGTACTTCGGCACTATTTGGTGCAGCCGGTGGGCAAACAACCGTAACTGGTACAGGGGTTTCAATAACAACATATGGTGGCGGTCTGTCACAACCACTAACTGGTGGGTATGGCGGTGCGCCTCCCGTATACTCCGGTGCCAATATTTTATGGGCATATGGGTTTGCCGGGCAACCAGGCATAAATCTTGGGTGGGCTGGCCTATGCATCAATGGATGGAATGTCGGTCGCGGCTCTGGGAGCGCGGCCCTGAACGGCGGTGTTGGATTTGATGGCGGGGTCCTTTTCCTCTATTGACACACTCTATTGATTGCAACCCATAAACACCGCATAGGATACGCATATGGCCGGTCAAGCAACAACCCAGCAGGATTTAGACTACTACATCCGGCTCCAGAACGAGCAGCGTAACCGCATGGGTAGCGGCGGTGGCCCGTCTATGCCGACGGCTGCGCGAAATGCTATGATGGCTAAGCCAGTTGATTATAGCAGCAAGATCAACGAACTGCGGCGTCAGGTGCAGGCTGGTGGCGCTGGTGGCGCTGGTGGCGCTGGTGGCGCTGGTGGCGCTGGTGGCGCTGGTGGATCGCCAGAAGCGCAGGCAGAAGCCGCTTGGAAAGAGGCCATGGGCCTGCTCCAGAAGCAGGGGCCGTACACCCCTGAAGTCGTCAACCAACTGACCAATCGCCGTGCTGACCAGACCGCCGCCGCCGAGGCAGTCAACGCCGAAGAGATCCGCAATCAGGCTGCCGCCCGAGGCATGGACCCGACGCAGGCTATCCGTGGTCTGCAACAGGGACGGCAGGCTCAGAATGTTGCCTTCTCTGGTGACATCGCTAGCCAAGCTGCCGTGCAGAACTTCGCCGCCGAGACGCCGGGGCGTATGGCTGCGGCACAGGCGAACCTCAACCGTCAGTTTGGTGGCGCTACCCAACCTGCCGTCTCCAGTGGCGGCGGAACTGCCTTCCCTGCGCCGAGATCAAGTGGCGGCGGAACTGCCTTCCCTGCGCCGAGATCAAGTGGCGGGTATAATCCTGGCGCTGTCCATCAGCAGGCTGCTACCATGAACCAGACCCGCCAGCCGACGAACCTAAACCGTCCTGCCGCTCCGGTTGCTAAACCGTTGGTAACTCCGGCACCTAGCCCGGCACCAGTTGCTGCCACGTCGGCTGCGAATAGCCCATATCAGCCTGTTACCTACGGCAACACCGCCTTCGGCCCTGTCTCTACGGCGCAGAACGCCCGTAGCTACCAGAACATCTACAAGTACACGAACTAGGACACCACATGCCCGTACAGAAGTTCTCCGCTATGGACCCGTCTGGGTCTTGGAACATGGACGCCCGCGACCAAGCCGCCATGTGGAACGCCGACCGTGGCGACCGCATCAATATGTGGCAG